GTCAGGTGTGGGATCAGGTGAGCATCAACGCAGCCCACGCCCTCAACCAGGAGCTGATCGCCAAATGGGGGCGCTGGCAGTTCATGCTGCTGGCCGTCCCCGGCATTGTCGCCAAGGCCGCCGGCAAAAACGCTACCGCCCAAGACTGGAGCGAGTACGAGGCCGCCCTGGCTGCCTTGCAAGATGGCATCAAGGCCGATTCGGTTGGCCTGGTGCCACAGCTTTGGCCCAACCTCATCGGCGCCTATGCGGGCCGCCTGTGCAACCGGGCGGTGAGCATCGCCGACAGCCCCTGCCGGGTGAAGACCGGCGCCCTGGTCGGCCTTGACAACAAGCCGGTGGACAAGGACGGGATCCCGCTGCCGCTGGCCACCCTGCAGACCCTGGAGAAGAGCCGCTACTCGGTGCCGATGTGGTACCCGGACTATGACGGCATCTATTGGGCTGATGGCCGCCAGCTCGATGCCGAGGGCGGCGACTACCAGGCGATCGAGAACCTGCGGGTCGCCTACAAGGTGGCGCGCCGGATCCGTATTCGTGCCATCGCCCGCATCGGGGATCGCTCGTTCAACTCCACCCCAGGCAGCACCGCCGCCGCGGTGACCTACTTTGGCAAGGACCTGCGCGAGATGGCCAAGGCCGCCACCATCAATGGCCAGCCGTTCCCCGGCGACATCGCCTCCCCCCAGGATGGCGACATCAGCATCCAGTGGATTGCCAAGAACTTGGTCTCTGTCTATGTGGTGGTGCGCACCGTGGACTGCCCCAAGGGGATCACCGTCAACATCATGCTCGATTTGAGCCTCAACAACGGGGAGGGCTAAGCAATGACCCGTCGTGTTTCCGGTACCAGCTTTGATACCACCCTGATGGGGGCCATGGTCCACGTTGAAAAGGCCAGCCTTTCTATCACCGACAACAGCGCCGTGGCCCAGACCCGAGGCGTCCCGGATGGCTATGTGGATGGGGACGTCTCGGCGGAGCTCGAGTTCGAGCTCGACACCAAGAACCTCAAGCTGCTGGCCGAAGCCGCCAAACGGGCCGGCAGCTGGCGCGGGATGGAGCCTGACGATGTGCTGTTCTACGCCGACACCGGCAGCGAGCAGATGAAGGTGGAAGCCTTTGGCGTGAAGCTGCTGGTCTCTGACTTGCTCGACATCGATCCCAAGGGCGGCAGCAAGAGCGTGCACAAGGTGAAAGGCTTTGTGACCTCCCCCGATTTTGTTCACCTCAATGGCGTGCCGTACCTCTCCAAGGACGACACCCGCCACCTGCTGGGTTAAGGAGGCTCTGTGGACGATATCGACCGCGCCAACCAACACGCCGCCCGCATGCTGACCACCAATCTGGCCCGCCAGGTGGGCAAGGGGCACTACCAGGGCATGAGCCTGCATCACTGCGAGGAGTGCGACGACCCGATCCCCGAGGCGCGTCGCCACCATGTGCCGGGGGTGCGCCTGTGCGTCCCCTGCCAAACCCGCATTGAGCAGCTGGCCCGCTAACCCGAGCAACGGACATGAACCCTATGCCAAACAAAGACCCCATCATCGGCGCCGCCATTCTGGCCTGGCTGATGGACAACTGGCCCGCCGTCTATGGGGCACTGCTGGCGCTGGCCATCGCCTTCCTGCGCATCACCTACACCGGCGGGCGGGGCCGTCGCCGACTGATCGAATCCCTGCTGTGCGGGCTTATCACGTTGGCCGCGGCCACCGGTACCCAATTACTCGGGATCCCGCCAGAGGCGACCCCGTTCCTGGGCGGTGTGGTGGGCCTTATCGGGATCGACATCCTGCGAGACAAGGCCACCCGGCTCATCAATACCAAAGGTGGCAACGATGCCGCGCAGTAACTGCCACCCACAAATGGCCGCCTTTCTCGACCTGCTGGCCTTTGCCGAAGGAACCAAAGGGCTCGGCGATGACGGTTACAACAAGCTGGTCAACCCGGCAGGTTTGTTCACCGACTACCGCACCCACCCGAACGTCAAAGTGCAGGTGAACCCGCACCTGGTCAGCACCGCCGCCGGGCGCTATCAGTTCCTGTCCAAACACTGGTCCCACTACCGTGACCAGCTCGGCCTGCTGGACTTTGGTCCTGAGTCGCAAGACACCTGGGCCATCCAGCTTATCCGCGAGCGCAAAGCGCTGGCCGATGTGGTCGATGGCCGCATTGCCCAGGCGGTGCCCAAGTGCGCCAACATTTGGGCCAGCTTGCCCGGCGCTGGCTACGGCCAGCGCGAACATAAGCTGGCTGACCTGCTGGCCAAGTTCATCGAGTTTGGCGGGGTACTGGCGTGAGCACGTTCATCCGGCTGTTGCCGGCCCTTATCGGGCTGGTGATTGGCACTGTGCTGTATGTCCAGGACGAACGGCTCACCCTGCGCACCCTGGAGCTGGCCACCGCCAACGAGACCATCACCACCCTGCAGAGCGCCAACGACCAGATGGCCACCGAGTTCAAGACGCTGCAGCGAGAAGAGATTGGGCTGCGCACGTTGCTCGCCCACCAGAACGCCGCCCTGACCGAGCTCGACCAACAACAGAGGAAGACTGCCGATGACCTGCAACACGCCCTGGCCACACCGCCGGCGGGCCGCCCGGATTGTGCTCGCGAGCCTCTGCCTGTTGGCGCTTTGCGCCTGCTCCAGCCAGCCAAGGGCCGTGGTGCAAACACAGGTGGTGAAACGCCTGCCACCGCCGGGGCTGGTGCCCCACTGCCCGGAACCTGAATTTAACGGCACTACCTGGGGCGAGGCCGTGGCCTTTATCCCCACCCTGCAGGGCGCACTGCGCCGCTGCCAAACCCAACTCGACACCCTAAACGACTGGATAACCCAAGAGGAAACCACCCCATGAGCAAGCAAACCATCACCCTGACCATCGCCGGCACCGACATCTGCTTTGAGCCCACCCTGGTGGCCTACAACAGCTACATCAACGACCTGGCCATGAACGACAAGGTGGCGCCGGCACACAACTACCTGCGCAAGATTATCCACACCGAGCACAAAGAGGCCCTGAGCGACCTGCTCGCCCTGCCAGGCGCCGCCTTACAGCTGACCGCCAAGGTCAACGAGGAGTTCGCGCCGGCGCTGGATATCACCGTAAAAAACTGACCGGGCGCGCCGAGGCCATCGAGCACAACCAGCTGGAACAGGTACTGGCGCTGCGGCGCCACTACCTGCCCCATGAAGAGGATGACCTCGACAGTCTGGCCCGCGCCCTCTGGTTTGATAAGCACTCACGGGACACGCTCGCCTTTGCCGTCGCGCAGGGGATAGCGAAAGCCTTCAACGGATAAGAGCCCCCTATGGCCTGGATGGAAAAACTGATGATGCAGGTGGCACTGGTGGACAATGCCACCAAGCCGCTGGCGGGCATCAACACCCAGATCGACCAGATCAGCAAAGCCGGTCGGCAGGGGTGGGCCAACATGGCCATGGGAACCACCACAGTAGTGGCCGGTGCCATGGCGATCCAGAACGTGCTGGGCCCGGCTATCGAAATGGATCGGGCGCTGGCCGAAGTGGCCTCCCTCGATGTTCATGAGAAGACCCTCAAACAACTCTCCGATACCGCGCTGCGGTTCTCGGTGGACTATGGCGCCTCTGCCAGTGAGTTCGTGCGGGCCTCTTACGATATTCAATCCGCCATCGCCGGGCTTGAGGGTAACGAGCTGCCCGCCTTTGCCCGCGCCTCCGGCGTGCTGGCCAAGGCCACCAAAGCCGACACTGCCACCATCACCAACTACATGGGCACCATGTACGGCATCTTCGAGCAGCAGGCCAAGCGGATGGGCAAGGCCACCTGGGTGGAGGATGTGGCCGGCAAAACCGCCACCGCGGTGCAGATGTTCAAAACCACTGGCCAGGGCATGACTGACGCCTTCAAGGGCATCGGTGCCAACGCCACTGCCGCCGGGATCTCGATGGATGAGCAGTTCGCCGTGCTCGGCCACCTGCAGGCCACTATGGGCGGCGGCGAAGCTGGCACCAAGTTCAAGTCGTTTCTGTCCGGGATTGGCAGCGCCCAAAAGGCGCTTGGCCTGCAGTTCACCGACTCGGCGGGCAACATGCTGCCGGTGCTCGACGTGCTGGATAAGCTCAAGGCCCGCTATGGCGAGACCCTGACCATCGCCGGCAGTGATGAGCTGAAAAAGGCGTTTGGCTCGGATGAAGCAGTGTCGATGATCAAGCTCTTGATGAGTAACACCAAGGCGCTTTCCAGCAGCATCAATGCCCTGGGCAACACCCACGGCATGGGCAAAGCCGAGCAGATGGCCGCCGCCATGACCGACCAGTGGCAGCGGGTCGAGTCGGCCTGGTTTGCAATCCGAGCGGCGGCGTTCGGCGCAGTGCTCCCCGCCATCAACCAGGTAGTGGGCGCCTTTGCCGATGGCGCGGATACCGTGCTGCGCTGGGCTCGCCTGTTTCCCCACCTGACCAAGGCGGTCAGTTACGCCACCCTGGCCATCGTCGGCCTCGGCATGGTCACTGGTGTCTGGTTGCTGCTGGCAGGCCTGGCCAAGCTGGTGACCCTGGGCTGGGGCATCGTCATGATGGGGCTGCTCGCCCCGCTCAAGCTGCTGCGCGGCGCCATGGCGCTGATGCGCACCACCGTCTTGTTGGTGAACCTCGCCATGTACGCCAACCCGGTGCTGCTGATCGTGGGCGGCATCCTCGCCCTGGTCGCCGCCGTGGCGCTGGCCATCGTCTACTGGGACGAGCTCTATGCCGCCTTCTCGGTGCTGACCAACTTTGAGCTGCTGGGCGCCTTCTTCAGTGGACTGGCTGAGACTTTCGGCCCCCTTGCCTCGCAGGCACTGGTCCCCATTGCTGACACCTTGGGGATCATCGTGACCTTGCTCGGCCAAGCCTGGGACTGGCTCGGTTCCTTCTTTGGGGCCACCGAGCGTGCCAGCCTCGGGGTCGATAGCGTGACCGATGCCGGCCGGCGTCTGGGGGCCGTCCTCGGCGCCGTGTTCGAAGCCCTGCTCACCCCCTGGCAGTGGATCATCAAAGCCATTCGCTACGCCCTCGATCTGATGGGGATGATCCCGGGCATCGACATCGACACCAGCAAGCTGGTGATGCCGGACCTGAGCCTGCCCCTGACTACCCAGCTGCAAGCCCCGGCGCCGATGGAGCGCATCAATGCCCCGCTCGCCCGCTACCGCCAACAAGACCAGAGCGCGGTGCCCTCGGGTGGCCTGGGCCAGCAGTTGATCCAGGCCAACGCGGCCGCGACCACGGCCAACCAGAAACCGGCCAAGGCCCTGCACATCGGCGAGGTGCACATGCACAACCAAAACCCGATGACGCCGGAGCAGATGGCCGAGAACGCCTGGCTGGAGACCAAATGATGAGTGAGCCCCTGGTCCACAACCCCAAGTACATCGACATCCTGGTGGTCAACGGCGCCTGGCAACTCGATGCCGGCGGCCAGCCCCGCACCACCCAGGACCGCCACAGCATCGGTCAGGACATCAAGCACCGCATCATGGAGTCCGGGCTTGCCCGCAAGCTCATTGGCGAGCGCAGCCCGACCCTGCGCAGCGACGTGATGACCGAGATTGAACTGCTGGTTGAAGACGACGAGCGGCTGGTGCCCGGCACCATCCTCATCCGTGAAGAGGCCCCCGACCGGATACTGGTCACCGCCCGCACCTATGAATTCGGCGAACTGGAGGTAACCCTGTGAACCTGCGCCCGACCGTGGACTTTATGGCCCTGCTGGCCGAGACCGGCGTCCCGACCACCGAGCAGGCCATGGAGGCCGAGCTCAAACAGGAGGTGGTGGCCGCCGGCTCCCTTATCACCAATGACAGCGACGTGAGCCCCTTCTGGCGGCTGGTGCGCGGGGTGGTGATAACGCCGGCGCTCTGGCTGGTCCGCACCCTGCTGGCCGGCCATGTGCTGCCCAACACCTTTGCGGCCACCGCCACCGATGCCTATCTCGACCTCAAGGCCTGGGACGTGGATTTGACCCGCAAACCCGCCCAGACCACCCGGGGCCTGGTCAACTTCGTCAAGGCCAATCCGAGCGAGGCCGCCACCATCCCGGCCGATATCTGGATCTCCACCGAGCGCATCAACGGCACCATCTACCGCCTCAAACCCCTGCAGGCGGTAGTGAGCCCGGCCGGCGAAGCGGTGGCCAAGGTTGTCTGCGAAGCCGAGCACGCCGGCGCAGCCTGGAATCTGGCGCCGGGCTATTACAACCTGCTCAGCGAACCGGTGACCGGCATCCTGTCGGCACGCAACGATGACAAAGAGTGGATAACCACCCAGGGCGCGGACGCCGAGGGCAATGACGCCCTGGGTCTGCGCATCCAGAACCAGTTTTCGGCGGTGGGGCGTTATCACATCGACGCGATTTACCGCTCCATGCTGGCGAGCGTCGCGGGCATTCGGGCCGACCACATCTTCTTCGAGCACGAGGCCCCCCGTGGCCCGGGCACCGCCAATGCGTACATCCTGCTGGAGGTGGGCGCGACCCCGGCCAGCCTGATTGAGCAGCTCAACGACTACGTGGGCCGCCAGGGTAACCATGGCCACGGCGATGACCTGTTCGTGATGGCCATGCCAGAGACCCAGCACAGCCTCACCCTTGCACTGTGGCCACAAGCCAACCTCACCGCCGAGCAGCGGACCGCGCTCAAGGCGGGCGCCGAGAACCTGGTCAAGGCGGCGCTTCGCCAGTCAGCGGATTTCCCGAGCGTTACCCGCACCTGGCCGCGCTCGCGCTTCTCGCTCTCCCAGCTCGGCCGCGAGCTGCACAGCCAGTTCCCGCAGCTGCAGAGCCTCAAGTTTGCGCAGGATGACATCGTGTCGGGGCTGGCCATCCCTCGCCTCGACAAGCTGGCGGTGACCCTGCATGACTAATCCGACCCCGCTTGAACACGACCTGCAGGCGCCGCAGCTCCCCGATGCCAGCGCCCCCTGGTGGGAAGACGGTTACACCATCAGCCCGGCCCACGCCGAGCCCGGGTTTCTAGCCAAGGGGATTAACGCCTTCTGGCAACGGCTCAAAGGCTGGCTGTTGCTGCCGCTGGCCCAGCAAGACCCGCTGACCTGCTCCGAATCTCTGCTCTCGCTGCTTGCTTGGGAACGGGACATCGCCCGATTCAACGGCGAGCCGCTGCCGCTCTTTCGCAGCGGGTCAAGTTCGCCTTGTGACGCCCGGACGCAGCGAGGTGGCCGGCTTTAAACGCATCTTCGAGCGCCTGGCATCGGCTGGTG